ACTACGAGGTACTTATCAATATGTACAAGTCTCGTCGTAACCATAAACTCGACGAGTGGGTTGAGTTTTGTGCATGGATTAAAACACTCCCCTACTCGGAACTGATAACAGGGGAGAAAGCAGAATGAAAGACTTCATCAAATTCCTATTTGTGATTGCTTCGGCGACTGTAGGAATGCTTATTATCTTTTTCCTCGCCATAGTGATAGGGACATATTCATAAGGAGAGACGACTAATGAAACAGTATGAACGATACAGTGTATGGTCAAAACACTGTATAACAGGTGAGCGTCACTGGATTTCATATTTTGACAATCTGCAAAAAGCAATCCATGAGGTTTATCAGTGCTACGAGGACGACCGAATGCACGGAAGTGTTGGCGAATATTATTACTATATTCAGGACGAGCCTTATGAAGACCTTTATTGCCGCTTCTGCGGTTATGAACCGAACATCGCGTATGGGTCAAACATCTCGGCTAAGATAGGATTGGACTATTGTCCTATTTGCGGTACGGAACTGAAAGCGGGTGACAACGATGAGTAATGTTGATGTCTTTGAAATATTGGTTGCTGCGGTTTGTTCAGCAAATTTGGCGGTATTTGCGATTACATGGGTACATGAACTAATAGTTCAGGTAAAAAAGAAGCGCCACGAACGAGCCGAAGAGCAAGAAATGATAATGATTCTCAAAGATAAAAATCATCGATTTAGTGATGAAATTTGCGCTCTGAGAGCAAAAGTGACTGAACTCGAAGCGAAAGCAATACCAAAGAAGCCGATAGGCGAAGGGTCTTATTACCTATGCCCTTGTTGCCAAAATGACTTGGGTACTTGGAAGGATTTTTTTTGCGATGATTTTCCGAAGCCTAAATATTGCAGTAATTGCGGATGTGCGCTTGACTGGACGGAGGCGATAGACAATGAGAGAAATACTGTTCAGGGGTAAAGATTTTGGAGTCATAAATCATAGTTGGTGCTTTGGCAGTTTGGACACAACTGAAGACGACAGAGCAATAATTATATATCCCGATAGGTTTGGGAACAAATGCCGAATTATTGTTGACCCTAAAACTGTGGGGCAATACACAGGATTAAAAGATAAAAACGGCACAAAGATTTTTGAGGGCGATATAGTCGATGTCTTATACGATGTCAACTATATTGGTGTTGCGACAGAACGAATAGGCGTTTTTGAGGTCGTTCATAACGGGTGTTTCATGGGACAAAAGGGCGGTGTGCGATATCATTTTATCCCGTCCGACGAATGTACTGTCATCGGCAATATCTATGATAACCCCGAGCTATTAGGAGGTAAATGAAAATGAATGGAAGAGATTTAAACGACTGTCTTCTTTATGCGGGGATGATAAAGGACGCAAGAAAACTGGCGTTTAAAGACAAAATGGCAACAGCGGAAGAGCTTGCACTTATGAGCGAACAGGAAATATGCGATTTAATCGCACAAAACTATGATATCGTCATGAGCGAAGATGAAAAAGTCCTTTTAATTCCAAAAGATAAAATGGACGAATTTAAGAAAATGGCTGTATATTTATGTCGATAAGGAGCGTGAAAACAATGGCGGATGCAGATAGAGAACGGCTGATTGAAATTCTGAAACTTGGTTCTTGTCCGTCGCCTTATCTTTGCGACGAGAATTGCAAGTATGCGAACCTTGAAAGGTGCTATGAGGAAAGGACGGCAGACTTACTTCTTGAACACGGCGTTATCGTGCTGCCGTGTAAAGTGGGAGATAGGCTTTACGAAGTAACGGGTCGAAAAACGGTTAGTGTGTATAAAGTTAGAACCATCCGCGTGGAATTGTTCAGCTTGTTTATTGAGTGGGACATTGTAGAAGGGTTCGCTTGGCAATCACTGTCAGATATAAACGCCGGTGAAATCGGCAAAACCGTATTCCTCACCCGTGAAGAGGCAGAACGAGCATTAAAGGAGCGTGAAGACAATGGCTGAATATATAGAGCGTGAGGCAGCGATTGATGAAATTGAAGGCACAACTTGGTATCACATAAGTTGTCAAAAAAATTTAGTTGAAGGAGCTGCGTGTGAAGCTGATGCACTTTATAAAGCCACAGACATCTACAATGTTATAAAGTCAGTACCAACCGCCGATGTGGTTGAGGTTGTCAGATGTAAGGACTGTAAGTATTGGCAAGACAACAACGATGAATACCCTCATCAAGAGTGCCGATGGGGTAATTATGAAACTCCTGACCCTGATGATTATGGCAGTTACGGAGAATTGAAAGACGGTGACACGGAATGAAAGCAGAGACAGAAATAACAGTAAAGGAGCTTTAAAAATGGACTGTAACAAAACGACAAACTTTTTTTCTGAACTTAAAAGACTTTGTGACTCGCGCACCTGGTGCGAGGCTGGCACGGAGAACAAAGAGCAATGCCCGCTGTTTGATGTTTGTGTCTGGAGGCTCGGAATAGTTTGTAACGAAGATGTAAAAAGGGCAATCGAAATTTTGCAAAAATGGAGCAACGAACACCCGAAGAAAACATACGCGCAGGACTTTTTGGAGAAGTTCCCGGATGCACCAAAATGTAAATCGTTTAATAACGGCGGGTGTCCCAGTGCGTGCCGGACGAGAATATACGGCGGAAAGTGTCCGGAGATAGAATGCGCCGAATGTTGGAATGAGCCAATGGAGGAATGACAATGGATAACGAACCCTTTTACCTCGAAAGCTGTCAGCGATACATAGAGGACAGAACGCAGTCGAGGTTAATGAGAAAACTCATGGCGCTGCACCCGTATGCGTCAATGATTTATACCCATGATGACATTGGTACGGCGACTCTCATTGCCGATCTGTACGACAACAGTATCAGGTACTGCCCTCAGTACGATGCATGGTATATCTGGGACGGTTCCCGCTGGGCAAAACAGACCGAAGCAGGTAACATTTCAGACAAAGTGCAGACTGTCTTAAATCTCCTGTTGCTCTATTGTAAAGAACTCTCACTGACAGTAGGCGAGGACGAGCTGAAACCGTACACAAAGTACTGCAATAGCATCAGAAAAAATACTGCGATAAACAACATTATCGCAATGCTCAAAACAATGGTGCGCCTCTCTGCAACGGACTTTGACGCAGACCCATACTTACTCAACACCCCCGCCTGCGCCTACAATCTCAAAACAATGGAGACGGTACCCGACCGTGAGAGCCGCAACCTCACTCAGGTAACGACCTGCAACCTCAACACTCTCGCGAAACCTTGCAAACGGTGGTACAGCTTCATAGATCAGATAATGTCCCACGACAAAGAGAAAGCGGCATTCCTGCAACGCGCCCTCGGATACAGCCTGCTCGGGATAAACCGCGAGGAATGTATGTTTATTGCCTACGGTTCACAGACCCGAAACGGAAAAGGAACCTTATTCAGCTCCATTCAGTCCGCGCTGGGTTCTGAGTATATGGGCGGCTCTGACCCGATGCTCATATGCGAGGCAAAGAACGGCAAGAGCATTGACTTTAACTCCCCGCAGCCTGCACTTCGCAAGCTTGTGAACACTCGACTTGTAAACATATCTGAAATAAAACGAGAGCAGCAGATAGACGCAAGCGCCCTCAAAGCAATGACCGGGCGCGACACCCTCACTACTCGAGGACTGTTTGAAGGAAGCTTCGACTTCGTCCCGCAGTATAGTATATGGGTCAACACCAACTATCTCCCCGCTATCAGTGACGATACAGTATTCAAGTCTGACCGCATATGGGTTATCACTTTCGACGAGAGCTTTACGGAGAATAACAGAGACCGAGACCTCAAAGAGATATTCCAGAGCGAGGAAAACCGTCCGACAATACTCAAGTGGCTCATTGACGGATGCGCGGACTATTTTAAAACTGGTCTCAATCCTCCCGATTGCGTGAGAAAAGCGACTGCTGATTATCGTCTCAAGTATGACCGTATCGGCAACTTTATAAAAGACTGCTGCACTCTCGGAGACGATCTGAAAGTACAAAGAGGTGATTTATACAACGCCTACAGGTCGTGGTGCTGCCGCGCAGAGAACAGATATAAGCCTCTAGGCACGACAAGTTTTTACGGCGAAATCGAGTTTAGAGGTTTCCCGATTATGAAAAGTCATGGGTATCGATACGCTCGCGGAATTGATTTGTCCGAAAATGGGGCATTTGGGGCAGTTATTTACTAACTTACACATATAGAAAAAGATAATATACATATATGTAAGAATGGTGAAAAAATTTTGCCCCAAACGCCCCGGAACCTGAAAGGAGACAATATGGACGAAAAAACAGTAAATGAAATCGTAAACGAGGTCACAAAGAAAAGAAGAAGACCTGACAGTACCGCACAGCCTGACCCAGGCGACAACAGGAAATATATCAACCATTCTCTCAAGCTCGCTGCCCTGAAGAAGGTCGATATGAAAAATGAGGACGAGGTCGCACAAAGAATACAGACTTACTTTGAGATATGTGCTGCTGATGATATGAAACCTTCGGTTGCCGGTCTTGCTCTTGCGTTGGATGTTGATAGGCGATATCTGTGGGAAATCAGGGTAGAGCGAAAAGGTAAAAATCCCAAGGTAGCAGACTTGCTGAAAAAAGCGGTGCAGATGCTCGACTTGCAGATGGTCGACTATATGCAGAACGGGAAAATAAATCCGGTATCAGGCATTTTTTTGATGAAGAACAACTTCGGCTATGCGGACAAGCAGGAGGTCGAAGTCACGGCGAAGAACCCGCTCGGGGATGAACCTGACCCGAAAGCGATCGAAGAGAAGTATGTTGAGAGTGTGGTCATCGACAAAGAATAAGGCGCACAAAGGCGCTTTACTCTGTCCGATTGAACTTCAAAAACATAGAGATGTCTCAAATAGCCAGAATATTGCGAAAATCGCCCCGTAAAGCCGTTTAAATACCGTTGCTATGAAATTACATTATAAAAAGCAAAACATGTTTACGGGGCATTTATGACAATATTTTAAAGGGCATGAAAAATCCCCGGTTATAATACCGGGGATTTGATTATTTTTGTTTTTCCCAGAATCGCGTCCGCTCAAGCAATATATTATCGGTGTAATATGGGATTTTGACTAATTGTAACGTTGTGTATTGTGGTGCTTGATAATACGCATAACCGTATTGGGGCAAAGTAACCGCCGCGCCGTTTCCGATGATCTGCCGGGATTCTATTTTTTCGCGGCAACGCAGAGCTAGCCGGGCGGGGCAGTTTGCCGCAAATTCTGCGGATAATGTTTTGCGATTCGGGCATTGTGTTGCCGCTATCAAATGCACATTTGCGGCGCGTCCTATGCGGGCTATTTTGCCCAGCGTTTGAGCTGTTCGGGGTTCAGAGAAAATAAGATCGCTTAATTCATCGATAATTATATATATGTCCGCTTCGTCCGATTTTTTTAAACCTTTCGCCGTTGCGCGGTCATATCGTGCATCTATCTCGGCGACTGCATTATTTAATATTTGGAGTGCTTCGCCTGGGTCGCTTGTGTATGCTATGGCGTGTGGTAAATTACAGTACATGACAAGCTCGGTGCGCTTCGGATCGATTAAAATAAATCGGGTGTGCAACGGGGATTTATAGAGTGCCGTGTATATTATGCCGTTTATAACGCAGCTCTTACCGCTTCCGGTTGTGCCTGCAATTAGTGTATGCGGTTGTTGTAGGATATCCACATATACCGCCGGAGCGCTTCCGCTCGGCGTGGTGTATGTTTTTGGAATGTACCGCTCCGGCGGTTTGCGGTGTTTAAATATCTGCATTTTTTTAAATCATCCTTTGTGTTAAGAGTAAAGCCCGGAGGCGTTTCCGGGCTTGTGTTGTTCTTTTCCGTTAGTCTTCAAAGGCATATCTCACTCCGAAGAAAAATCCGGTTTTGCTGCGCGGGATATCCACGACGTCAAAACACTTATCGGGCACAAATTGCATTTTTTTCCGCTCTGTCTCGGTATAAAGCGCGTTCTTAACTAAAATATTGGCGTTGTGTATACGCGGGTTTTTATAGGTCTGATCGTATTCTGGTTTAACTTTATAATAGATCATGTTTTTATTCCTCCTTTGCAGCCGCTTCCAATTCATCAAAAAGGGCGGTTAATTCTTCGTCATTGTCGATAGAGTCGATATAATTGCGGTTTTCGTTCATTGCTTCTATTGCGTAGAGATCGAGGTATGCGGAATAATCTTTATAGTCGCTTGATACTAAATTACCATATCCGTTATATCGGGAATAATCCCGATTCGGATTGAATGCGCCGTATATTTTGTTGCCGCTTCCGTCAGTGGTGTATGTCTCTTCGTCATATCCGAAAAATGCCCGACGTAAAAGCTCGCTCGGCTCTGTGCCGTTGTACAGTTCGTCCAACTCATCCATAGAAAAATAGCGATCGTCGTTCAAATATCCGTTGTAGCTGTCTAACTCCTCCATGCAGTCATTGAAAATATCTTCGTTGTTTTCGAAGTATTCAATGATATCGGCGGTGATCTCTTCCGGGGTTCGTGTTTTGGTTGTCTCTTTCATTTTAAATCCTCCTTGAATTGGTGCCGGGGTTGTGCTATAATAGAGGAGCAGCCGCCCGGCGTGGGTGTGTTGTGTGGGCGTTCCGTTTCTGCTGTGGTAGGCTGTGCGGTGCGCTCTTTTTGTAACCTTTTGATTACAGTTACAATTATACCATATAACTATAATATGTCAATACTTTTTTACAGATTTTTATAAAAAATTGTAAATTATCTATGCCGGCGGGGGGAGTACTGCTGAATACGAGGGGCGGGGTAGGTTGAAAAATCACTCGATAAAAATAAAAAGGACTTTTTACAGAAAAGTATTGACAAATAATTGTAAATGTAATATACTTAGACTTGACGAAGACTTGACGAAGGAGTGATATCGATGTATGAACTGAAAAGAGCTTGTGTTTACACTCGCGTATCTGATGATGCTCAGGGTGAACCTGATAAAGTATCGCTGCCCGAACAGGAACGAATGGGTAAAGCTTTTATAGAGAGTAAAGGTTGGGAGTATGTAAGGACATACACCGATAATGGTTATACTGGGCGAAACACAAACCGACCTGCATTACAACAAATGCTTAGTGACGCACACAGTAAACAGTTTGATGCCGTTGTCATATATAAACTTGATAGACTTTCGAGACGGCAGAAAGACACAATGACGATAATTGAAGATGTACTCATGAAAAGTGGAGTTGATGTAGTGAGTCTTAGCGAAACGCTCGACACGACCACCCCGTGGGGCAGGGCTATGATAGGTGTGCTTTCTTCTTTTAATCAGCTCGAAAGTGAGAATATTGCTCAGAGAACAGCCATGGGGCGATATGCCACGGCTCGAAAGGGTGGATATGCCGGAGGAAAGCCGCCATTAGGTTATAAAGCGAAAGACGGGAAACTTGTGATTGTACCTGAGGAAGCTGAAATTGTTAGGTTAGTGTTTGAACTCAGAGGACAAGGAATGACTCTCAAGGGAATAACCGATGAGTTGAATAAACGTGGCTATCGGAGTAAAAAGGGAAATGAGTTCAAACATTCGGCTATTCAAACGATACTTAATAACGAAGAGACTTATCGAGGAAACTATAAGTACGGCAAGGAGAAAACCGAAAAGTCTCACGAGCCGATTTTGAAAAAAGACTAAAGCAGAGTTATAAAACGAAAAACCCTAAAACTCTCTTGAGCTTTAGGGTTTTAAAGTTAAAATATAATAAAAAATTAAAAAACAGGGAAAAATCGGCAGATGGCTGAGGCGCATTCGACCATTCCATCTGTGAACGGCACCATGTGCAAAAGGGTAATTGACTAAAAAAGCTAGCATTTCACAGGCTTATGGGTGATAGAAAATATGTAATTTATTCTCGTTGTTAATAATACCACTATTTTTATTTGCGAAATAAAAGATATGATTAGCAACGATGTCTGCGGCTCTCACCAAGGTGGTCTTGGCAGAATTGCAATATTGAAGATTTATCGACTTAACAGATGGAAAAAGGGGCTTGTGAAATGTCATATGCTCATAATTCCACATCCCAATTTTAAATTCTTTTTCAAGAGATTCGCGAAGTTCATACCATCCATTAGTCGCTGTTGAGTGCTCATCAACAAAAAATGAAATGGATTCAACTTCTTGAGGGTCAATAATTCCTTGTGAAATCATTTCTTGGAGCTTGGTTTTCACCGCCATTTTGTAAGCCCAATCCAGATACCGTTGCTTACTCTTCTTGTTTGAGAAGAGCTCGTTCTTTACCAATTTTTTTTGATTAATAATAACACCGAATCGCTCTTCTGTTTTGAGAATCCTATATAGTTTGTTTTTTGATTTGGGTTTTATATTACAAGCCTTCACTTCGGTTTTTGGCTTAATTTTCTCAGATAACCTGACATTTTTTTCGGCAGCCTTAAATCTTCTGGAACACGTCTCTCGCTCACTGGGAGAAAGGAAAATTAAGCCGCCAAACACATAATAGAGATTATGTTGTTTGTCCAACACTCCGGACTCGTCTGAATAAATATATATATTCATAATGACCTCCCCAAATAGCAAAAAAAAAAAGACGCCCGAAGGCGCCCCCCGCGGCCGACGATATTGCATATCGCTTAAACAATTAGTTCGGTGACGCGAGTATGCAGTGTATTTCTACCTGCACTTATATTATATGCAAGAGCTATAGTCTTGTCAAGATTTTTGCAAAAAATTTTTTGAAGAAAAATTTGGAAAGAGTGATAATATGCTTACAAAATCCAAATAACGGTCACACCAGCCAAAATTGGCAGTGTTCCGAGCGCGTCATGGGTCGGGTGGATTCGTGGATAAAAGAAAATCGTAACCCTGATATAATAAGTACAACGAAAAGGAAATATTCAATTGCATAATCAATAGGAATATGCTATACTCAAATAAAGCAAAGTCCGTTTTATTACCTTGCAGAAACGAAAATTTGCGATATAATGGACTTGAATATTTCATAATGGAAGGTGATTAGAAGTGAAAAGGTTGGTCGCGTTATTATTAGTTGCGGTTCTTGCGTGTTCTTTGGTTGGATGTGATTTGGGTAGCTCGGATAAAAGTGATGAAAATGCGCCATTGATGACCGGCGGCGTCTCAGATACACTGACCTTTGATGAACTTGAGATAACGGTTACGAAATTTGTTTTTTCAAAATACTGCGGAAATCTCAGCAGTCTTGGTGAGGCTGAGTCAGGGAGTGTCTGGTGCACGGTATATCTGAATGTCAAAAACATTTCCAAAAGTGCGAAGATACTGACGAGGTCATATGGAACCAAATATAACTTTACTCTCGATTATAATAACGGATATACTTACAACACTGCATGGTTTGAATATGCTGAGTTTTTGAATGCTCATGAAAGTATTGCTCCGCTTGAAACGCTTAGCAATGTATGTGTGTCGTATAAAGTTCCCTTAGAAGTAAAGAAAAACACAGAAAACTCATTAAAATTAAAGTGTTCTTACAACTCTCAAAAAGAAACTGACTATGTTGAGTGGGAGCTTAGATAAGTTAGGAGGATATCTATGATTAAGCTTACTATTTTCGGATTCCTACTCGTCTGTGCTATTGATGCGTGGTTTCCGGAGTACAATTGGTTGTCAATACCTATTTTTGTGGTTGTGGCGTTGATATGGTTAGTAGTTAAGATACTTCGAGATGTACTGGGGTTGAAACCGAGAAGATCGAGACACATAGAAGATTATTGGGATGAATTTGATTGGTGGCAGGATAATCAAGGATTATAAATGACTCTCGCAACGGGGTGAGAGGATGCAGTCAACAGGGACTACGGTTAATTCCGTAGTCCTTTTTTCATTTTAAGGAGGTTGTTGATGAGAAAAGTAAGTATCTTAGGAACATCCTACAGCGTTTACGAGGGTGTTTCATATCAAAAAGATTGCGAACTTAAAGGTCGATTTGGGTATTGTTCTCACATGGAGCGGAAAATTGTAGTGGGTGATTTGCTTACATGTGATACCTGGGAAAATGAACGAGAAGAAGTTCGAAAAGAGCATGAACGATTGACGCTTCGTCACGAGGTCATACACGCCTTTCTCAATGAAAGCGGTCTAACTTCGAGCAGCAACAGTGTTGACTGTTGGGCGAGAAATGAAGAAATGATTGATTGGATTGCTATTCAATATCCGAAGATCAAAAAAGTATTTCAACAGTTAGGGTGTGAGAACTGATGGTGAACAAATCACTAATCTCGAAAATTTTCGCGGCGATAAAAAAGACACCTTCGGAGATATCGGCTTACGAAGATATGTTTGCGGTCTGTCGCGATATTGAGAGTGATAATTTTGAGCTGGCTCATAAGACTAATGCCGAACTCCGAAACAAAATAGCTGTAGCTATGCGTGACGGAAACAGTACCGGAGAGTTTTTCAGTTTGTACAAAAGAACACTGCTGTTTGATGCTCCGCACGACTTTGATTCATATCTGCTGTATCTTGAGATGAATCGTAAGCCTGCCGACAGATTCTATCAGCCTCGCCGAAAAGTCCTGAAACGAGTGGTGGAAAAGCTGCAAGCCCTCGTTGATGACGAGCTTGACGAGCTGTTTCTTTCCATGCCTCCGCGAGTCGGGAAGTCGACATTGCTGATATTTTTCGAGACCTGGGTAATGGGTAGAGACATGGAGCACCCGAGCCTTTATTGCAGTTACTCCGATGTTATCACGAGAGCTTTTTATAACGGCGTACTCGAGATCATGACCGACAAAGATACATACTCGTACAACGATGTGTTCCCGGATGCGAAGATATCCCGAACGAACGCGCAGGACGAGATAATCGACGTGGGACGAAAAAAGCATTATCCTTCTCTTACTTGCCGTTCTCTCTATGGAACACTGAACGGTGCCTGCGATGCTGAAAATGGATTTATTATCTCTGATGACCTCATAGGAGGCATTGAAGAAGCATTGAACCCTGACAGACTTACAACCGCATGGGGCAAGGTTGATAATAACCTGATACCGAGAGGAAAGGGCAAAACTAAATATCTTTGGGTCGGAACTCGTTGGTCTATAGCAGACCCAACGGGACGCAGATATCATCTGTTGCAGACTGATGATAAGTTCAAGGATTACAGATATGAGTTTATCAATCTGCCCGCACTGGATGACAACGATGAGAGTAACTTCTGTTATGACTATAATGTGGGCTTTGATTCGATATACTATCAACGCCGCCGAGCATCTTTTGAGCGGAATGACGATATGGCTTCGTGGAATGCTCAGTATATGGGAACACCGATAGAGCGAGAAGGTACACTGTTCAAGCCTGATGATATGAGATATTACAATGGTGTTTTGCCGGACGGTGCTCCGGACTGCGTATTTATTGCTGTTGACCCTGCCTGGGGCGGCGGAGACTATGTGGCTGCGCCGATCTGTTATCAGTACGGTGATGATATCTTCGTGCATGATGTTGTGTTCGATAACGGGGATAAAAAAATCACCGAGCCTCTGATAGTCGATGGGATTATCAGAAATAAGGTAACTCGGGGACGAATCGAGGCTACGAAAGCTACAGAGTCCTACAAGGAAGATATTGACTCACGGCTGAAGAAGAAGGGTTATAAGATGAACCTTACGAGCAAAGCAGCCGGAACAAATATCAGTAAAAATCAGAGGATATTCGATAAGTCTCCGGAGATTCGAGAGAATATGATATTTCGAGAGTCGGGAAAAAGAAGTAAGGCTTATGAGCTGTTCATGCAGAATGTTTTCGCATTTAAGCTGCTCGGAACAAATAAGCATGATGACGCGCCGGACTCGTTGGCGATGGCTATTGATATGATAACCAATCCTATGGGTCAGTACGCTATATTTAGACGGCAATTCTAATTTATACACGATATATAGTATAAATATCTTGACAAAATACAATATATGGTGTACAATTAAAATTGGATAAGAGGAGGTGTTTCCGATGGGCTCTATAACATTTCAAGGCTTGACAGGTCGTAGTGTTATCTACACCGATGAGGCTGAAATCACCGATGTTAATGTAAGAGATGTGCTTAATAAGGCATTGATTCTTCATAACAAGAACAGCATGGATATTGATTATCTCTATCGCTACTATAAGGGCGAACAGCCAATCATACACCGAACAAAAGAAATTCGCCCGGAAATCAATAACATTATCGTAGAGAACAGAGCGAATGAGATCGTCACTTTCAAGGTTGCGTATCTCGTGGGGGCACCTATCCAGTATGTTAACAGAGGTAAAGAGGAAGTTCTTGAGGACATAAATAAACTCAACGAGTTTGTTTTTGCGGAAGATAAAGCGACGAAGGACAAAGAACTCGCCGAATGGTTCACCATATGCGGAACAGGCTACCGTATCGCACTTCCCGACCCCGTGGGCGAAGAGGACGAGTCCCCGTTTGAGATTTACACTCTCGACCCGCGCAATACTTTCGTTGTATATTCGAGCAAACTCGGTCAGCGTCGTCTCATGGGATGTATGGTACTTCATAAGCAGGACGGGGGAGTTCGTTACTGCATTTATACCGATAGCAAGTACTATGAGATTGAAGATAACGAGATAAAGAAAGCAGAAGATCATATGCTTGGAAGGGTGCCGATTATTGAGTACCCTGCAAACATGGCTCGGCTGGGCGCTTTTGAGATCGTCCTCCCGCTTCTCGACGAGCTTAATATGATAGCTTCGAACCGAATGGACGGCATTGAGCAGTTCATTCAGTCGCTGCTTGTAATAAAAGGTGCGGATATTGAAGAGAATGAATATCGTAAGCTTATAGCAATGGGCGGATTGAAGCTTCCCGCCGATGGTGACGCGAACTATATCACCCAGGAACTTAATCAGACTCAGACCCAGGCGATGGTTGACTATTGCTATGATGCTATCCTCACCATCTGTGGTATGCCCAACCGGAACGGTGGCAGTTCCACCAGTGATACAGGAAGCGCGGTTATATTCCGTGACGGTTGGTCGTCTGCCGAAGCTCGCGCAAAGGATACCGAAACAACTTTCAAGCTTTCGGAAAAAGAGTTTTTGAGACTGATTTTGCATATCACCAACACCCTGAAATCCGACATAAATCTGAAACTTGCTGATATCGATATTCGATTCACGAGACAGAATTATGAGAACATCCAGGAAAAGTCTCAGGTGCTCACCACTATGCTTAATAATGATAAGATTCATCCGCGCCTTGCTTTCCAGCATTGCGGAATGTTCAGCGATCCTGAACTCGCATACACCATGAGTAAAGAGTATGCCGAAGAGAAGCAGGAAAAAGATGTGGCAGAACTTGAGCGTTTCGCGAATCAGCAAACTCAGCTTGATAAGGAGAAAGTGAACAGCGACGATGTCGAGGTATGATTATACTGATTCTATAATCAAGTATCTTAATAAAAAATATATCGATCTTTTCGGAAATCTTAACAGCGTTCTTGCCATTGATGAAGTTCATGTGTTGAGTCAGGTGAATGCAACATATCAAGAGTCTGATAAAACAACTCGTGAGGCTTTTCTGTTGCTCGCACAGAATACATACAACGAGTACTCGAGAAGAGGGCTGAGAAGCCTCGATGACGAGTGGGTTGATGAGCTGCTCGAATCTTACGACCCTACTACGAAATATGTCTATGCCCATGAAGTCGAACGAAAGGCAGCAAGGTGCGCCGAGGCGGTAATAAGTACGGGAAACACCCGTGAAGAGATAAAAAACGCTCTTCGGTATTATTCGGCAATGAACGGTGAATATGCCGTTATAGTGACTCTCGCTGCGCAGAGGCAGGCATATAAAGATGACGAAGAAGACTGGATAATGTGGAATACTCAGAGGGACGCTCACGTTTGTCGAATTTGTCAGTCGCGTGATGGAAAAATATATGAGCCTGACGAATATCCGGCTCGTCCGCATTGGGGTTGCAGGTGCTACCCTAAATCACTCGGAGGTGATTAACTCGCTTAATTATCATTTTTCGCAGAATGAGTATGAAGCCATAATGGTGGCGCTTCAGCGCGGAAATACGGTTGAAATCAAGAGGGAGAGAGATCGCCTCGTTATAGTGGAGATAGAACGAAAAGTTAAAACAAAGACCTCTATAACAGGATAGAGGGATACAGTCAACAGGGACTACAAGCATTAAGTTTGTAGTCCCTGTTTTATTTTCCAATATGTTCCCGCAGTCCATCGGATGGACACCCGGTTTTCTATAACTCTTCCCCGGCGCTTCTGTTGGTTCGACTCCAACCGGGAACACCAGTGAGACAGGGAAGTCTCTCAAAAACGCAAAACAAATTTAAAAGGTTAGGGAAAACCTAAAAACGCAGGAGGTATTTTTAATGGCAAAAATTGACACAACCAAAATTGCAGGATACAGCGACATGAGCGCAGAAGAGAAGCTCGCAGCACTCGAAGCTTTCGAGTATGAGGACAGCGTTCCCGATCTACAGAGATACAAGGATGCAGTTACTCGAGCTAATCGTGAGGCTGCCGAAATGAAGCGTAAGTATCAGGAAACTCT